GTACTTTTGTACCCAATTTTATATTTTATTATAAAAACAAACCTTAACTATTTTTTATGGCAAAAGAGAAAATTAATGTAGTTAGAATAGATACAGACCCAGCGAAAAAATCGTTGAAAGATTTACGAAAAGAATTAATGGAAATTCGTAATGAAATGGTCAATTTAGAGGAAGGTTCTGATGCCTTCCTTGAAATGGCACAAAAGGGTGGTGAATTACAACATCAAATACAAGAAATTGGTGAATCAATTAGAGGAGCTTCATCTGATTTTGGTGACATGGTTGGTAATGTAACTAATGTAATGGCTGGTATTACTGGTGCATTTCAAGCTGTTGCAGGTGGATTACAAGCAATGGGTATGGAATCAGAAGCACTTGATAAAACTATAGCCAGAATGCAGGGTTTAATGGCTGTTACTCAAGGTTTATCTGCTATTGATGATGGTATAAAATCTTTCGATAAATTAACTAAAGCTATTGATGGAACTACAAAGGCAGGTAAGGCATTAAAGGTTGTTCTACAACCAAAGGTTTTATTAGCTATTACAGCTGTTATTTCAGCTATTGTTTTGGCATTTAAGAATTGGGAAGGCGCTATTAGAGATGCCCTACCTTTTGTTGATAAGATTTGTAATGCTTTTGGTAGAGTTCATCCAGATATTAAGAAAGCAACAGAAGAACAAGAAAAGTTTAACGCAAAAATCCGTGAACAATACGAAATAATGAAAACCGAACAACAAAAGATTTCGGATGAAGCGGATAGGATACGTTTAAACAGAAGAATGGAAGTTCTAACTGAAGACGCAAAAGCAAAACTTAAAAGAGCACAAGAAGATTTAATTTTATCACAAGATAATTATAATGAAGCGTTAATGAAACGCACAGAAGTAGTAATGTCTGGTGATGCTTTTGCATTAAAAGTTTTAGATGCACAATTAAAAGCATATACAGCAAGTATTGAGAAGAACAAGACGTTAATTGAAAGCATATTAAAGGATGATAAATGGGTTAAAAAAGAAGAACCTATACAAAAGGAAAACTATGAACCAATAGAACCTTTAAGTGTTCCTGTTTTATTAGAAGTAGAACCATTGCCAGTACTTACCATGGAAGAAATGGGTGAAAGAATTGGGAAGGCATTAGCAGATGGTGAAATTAGAGCACGCAACCAACGTTGGAAAGAGGAAGTAGAGAATATAAATAATGCAGGTAATGAAACCTTCGAACTATTAAAAGATACAATGGATATGTTCGGTGAAAGTTCGTTAGGTTTATCTACTGGATGGGTTGAATCATTGAACATATTCCAAACTGCCTTTCAACAAACAATGGATATTGTTAAAGACGAAGGTACAATAGCTTGGACAGCTTATGCTGATGTAGTAGCAACATCTTTAACTGGAATAGGCAGCATGTTAAATGCTTTATCACAAGAACAAGATGCAAGCAATGAAGAAGGTTTTAAACAAATGAAAAATCTACAAATTGCTGCAACTATCATGAATATGTTGTCAGGTGTTATGTCAGCTTGGACTTCTGCAATGAACCCAGCAAATTCATGGATGACATTACCAGGGCAGATAGCAATGGGTACTGTATCTTCGGCAATGGTTGCAGGTATTGGTGCAGCCCAAATAGCAAAAATAAAATCACAAACAATGACTTCAGCAAATCCAAATTTTAATATAAATGCAAAATCTGCTGCAAGTATGATTGTTCCACCTGTTCAATATTCGCAAGCTGTACAAGGGGCAAATACAGAAGGTGCTATACGTGATAGTAAAGTTTATGTTACAGAAACAGATATCAAGAACACAATGAACAAGGTTTCTGTACAAGAAACAGAAAACATTTTTTAAAAAAGTTAACAAAAAAATATATTAAAAATATTATAATTATAGATATGAATAAACTTCCAATTTATAATATTACGTTAGGGGATGCCAAAGGTATTTTGAAGATGTCTTTGGTAGATAATCCAGCAGTTGAAGATAACTTTTTAAAGTTTGCAGATGAACACCAAATGCAGTTTTCAGTTGATGAAGAACAACACATTGTATTTGGTGTAGCTATGAGGGCAAACTATCCTATTTATAGATTTAGTCCTGTCATGGGAGAATATTATGTTGTATTTTCTACTGACACCATTAAAGAACTTTACGAAAAGTTTATGATTGACCAAAACTTCAATAACATAAATTTAAATCATAACAAAGATACAGAAGGCGTTTATTTATTACAATCATTCATAAAGAATACAGAAGCAGGTATAAACCCAATCGGATTTGAACATATAGAAAATGGCAGTTGGTTTACATCATATAAAGTTGAAAATGAAACTGTTTGGAATGATGTTAAAAATGGCAAATATAATGGGTTCTCAATTGAAGGATATTTTGATTTAGAAGAACCAAAAGATGAAATAGAAGAATTGGTTGACGAACTATTATCTGAATGACAAAAATACGCAAACAATATACCTATGAAAAATAAACTTTGGAAATTGGCTAAAATGCTTATTCAATTTAAGGAGTATGAAACACCACAAGGTAAACTTGTTGTAAATGGTGAAATTGTTGAAGGAGCTGAAGCTAATATTGAAAACGAAAATGGTGAATTAGTTCCTGCCAACGGTGAATTCGAAATTGATGGTGTTAAGGTTAATATCGAGGAAGGTAAAATTGTATCAATCGAACAACCTGAACCTGAAAATGACCCTGAACCAGAGGAACAAAAACCTGAAGAAATGGAAGAACCTGAAACAGAGGAACCTAAGAACGAAGAACCTGATGAAAAGGATTTAAAAATCCAAGAGCTTGAAGGTCTTTTAGCAGATAGAGATGCAATAATTGAAGAACTTACTGCTAAAATTAAAGAACTTGAAGAAAAGGTTAACAAACCTGTAGATACGCCCATTGAAATGGCCAAGGTTGCACAAGAAAAACAAAATGGTCCAGTTAATGGAGCACTAAAATATTTTCAACATCTACAAAACTAAGTAGTTGAAAACCAATAACATAATTTACTATATTTAATTTAAACAAAAAATCCGTGATTCATGGATAAAAAGAAAACAAAACAAAAACATAAATATATAACCTAAATATAATACTATGGCTATTAACACACAATCACTTCCAGCATATGTGGAAGAAAATAGATTACCTCTTATTCATAACGCTGTATTGGGAGCACGTACTGCTGCGCATTTCAACCTTATTACTGGCGTAAAAGGCGATTCAGCGTTGAATCTTTTAGAAACTAATGTACAATTTGGCGATGGTTCTACTTGCGGTTGGAACGAAGCTGGTTCATCTACTTTATCACAACGTATCTTAAAACCAGGTTACTTGAAAGTAAATATGTCTTTCTGTGAAAAACAACTTTTAAAGACTTGGGCTAATTACACCGTAAAAATCGCCGCTGGTCAAAAAACTCTACCATTTGAACAAGATTTCATGGAAGGTGTTTCAAGAGACATTTCTCAAAAATTAGAAGTTGCATTATGGAAAGGTGATAAATCTTCTTCTGATGCTAACTTAAACAAATTTGACGGTATGATTAAAATCGCAGACGCAGCTACTTTGGCTGAAACTGTAACATTCGCTTCAGGTGATTCTGTAACATCTATCGTTTCTAAAATTTACAATGTTATCCCAACTAAAGCTTACAATAAAGGTGAAGTAGTTGTATATTTAGGCGCAGATAACTATCGTAAATACATCCAAGAACTTATTGCTAACGGTAACTTGGTAATCACTACTGGTGTAAATGACGTAGCAATGCCTGAATCAGTATTGATTCCTGGTACTAATGTTCGTGTAATCTATGTTCCTGGTCTTGATGGAACTAATAGATATTTCGCTTCATACAAAGATAACTTTGTATATGGTGTAGATATGACAGGTGATGAAGAAAAATACGATTTATGGTACTCACAAGATAACCGTGAACATCGTTTAGCAGTTGAATTCGTAGCAGGTGTTCAAATCGCATTCCCTGACTTGGTTGTAACAGCAAAACAAGAGTAATCTTAACCACCAACATAGCTAGAGGGTGGATTACCCTCTAGCATTTTATAACATAAATATAATCATCAGAAGATGATATATTTTACTAACATAAAATTATAACGAAAGGACAAATAACATATGGCATGCGTTCCAGTAACATTAGCAGGTATTGATGGTAAATGTCAAACTGCGGTAGGTGGTATCAAGAGAATTTTAATTGCAGAAAAAGATAATGTAACAGCTACTTTAAATAAAGAAGAAGGTGTAATTACTGAATTTACTCTTGCTTCTGATGCAAATTGGTATGAATGGACATTCCGTAAAAATACTGGTAGCTTATCAACATCAATCACTTCTGACCCTGCAATTGGTACTTCTTCAGTAACAACTGAGTTAAACCTACAATTTACTAAAATGGAAAAAACAAAACGTCTTGAAATTCAATCAGCTATTAACGCTAGCTCAGTTGTGATAGTTGAATTACAAGACAAAGATTTAGATGGAAATAACATAGCAGTATTCCTTGGATATGATAACGAAGTAAACGTAACTGCTGCAAATATGCAATCAGGTACAGCACAAGGTGACTTGAATGGTTTTACTTTGACACTTCAAGATATTTCTAATGAATTACCTTATTTTGTAAGTACAGAGGCTATGCCTACTCCATACTCACAAGCATAATAAATCTACCAAATCTTAATATAGAACATTAGAGGACGGAGTAATCCGTCCTTTTTTGTTTTCAAAATCATTATTTTCTATATTTTATATATAAAAAACCAATAAAAACTATGATTTATATAGACAAAGACAATAAAATAGGAAAATTTCCTAAAATTTCAAATGATTCGTTTTCTAGAATCAGATTTGTCAATCAAGTTTCAAACCAAGAAATAGTATTTAATACATCACAAACTGGTAAAAATATTGTTTACACAATAGATTTAGAACCAATAATTGACCAATTTGTGGAAGGTCAATATGACTATTATTTTGAAAATGATAATGGTGATGTAATAAATAGCGGAATATTACAATTTGGTGATTTTGAAGCTGAATTGATAGAATATAATCAAGAAAAAAATACGATACAATACAATTAAAAAATGGAAAATATTGAATTTACGTTTGCTTCGATACAGCAAAATGAAGCTCCTGTTGTTCCAACCATTTTTGATAAGAAAACAAACAAAAAATGGGTGTCTTGGGGAGAAGACAATAAAATGCCCCAATATATATGGGATAGCTATCTAAAATGTTCTAACCTACAAGCTATCATTAACTCATTTATGAACTATATAACAGGAAATGGTATAAAAATACATTATACTGGCAAAACAAATGAATATAGCATTGAAGACACTTTTGAAAAGTGTATATTTGACTATGTTTTGTTTGGTGGTTTCGCAATTGAATGTTTGCGTAATATTAAAGGTGATATTGTTGTTATAAATTATTTAGATGTACAAAATGTACGTGTAAATGAAGAATTAACAACTGCATATTTATCTAATAAATGGGGTTCTTATAGTGGTAAAGATATAATTGAATTGCCATTATATGACCCAAAACAAAAACAAAATCATTTTATACTATACTTCAGAGGTAATATTACAAGAAATATCAACCCTATTCCAATATGGATTTCATCGTTGAAATCTGTTGAAGTATTAAACCAAACAAGAAATTTCAACCTTAATAATATCATAAATAACTTTAGTGGTGGAGCAATTATAACATTTAATGGCACACAAATTAAAGCTAAAGAAATGAAGGAAATTAAGGAAAACTTGGAAGACAAATATACAGGTTCAAATAATGCAGGAAAATTAATGGTTGTAAATAATCCAAATGGTGAAGGTAAAGTTGAGGTTACACGTTTGCAACCTGATAATATGGGTGACTTATACAAATCATTACAAGAATCTTCAGAACATGATTTATTTGTTTCATTCAGAATTAACCCAATGTTGCTTGGTATTAACGAATCTACTGGTTTTGCTGCGCAAGAGTTTGAAAATGCTTACGCATTATTCTCTGAAACGGTAATCAAACCAATTCAAAGAACTATGAATAAAGTACTTAAAAATATAGATTTAGAAATCCAATTTGTTGATTTCAAAATTGATTGGAAGGAGGAATAAACCATGACAAATGTATTACTTATATCAGAAAAAACACTAAAATCGTTTTCACTTATAAACGATAATGTTGATGGAAAATATATTTCTGTTTCCATTCAAGCAACACAAGATATTGATTTACAAAATCTTTTAGGACAAGCATTAGTTGACAAACTATGTGAAATGGTAGCAACAAATTCTTTAACTGAAGACTATAAATTTTTGTTGGATGAATATGTTACACCATACATGACATGGCAAGTAATGAGCACTATTCAAGTTGGTTTGAATTACAAAATGGTAAATAGCGGTGTAATACAAAACGATGATGAAAGAAAATCGCATTTAGATTATAAGAACAACCAACTATTAATAGAACAATACAAGACATATGCTACAAGTTATGCTATGAAAATGAAGGACTATTTGGATTGTAATGCTGCTTTATATCCTGAATATAACGAATGTGTAAACAAACAACATAAAAATGATGTTAACACTTATGGTATAGTGTTCTGATATCATTTTCGCATAAAATGTTTATTATTAATTATAAGATAATATAACATCAAAATTGATGTTTATATATAAGATAAAAAAAATAAATAAATATAAATTTCTATGAACTATTATAATTTATTACGAACACTAAAAAGTTTATCTAATACTCATAGTTTAGTTAATGATTATGCAGAAGGTGATGTTTATGAATACATGAATAGTGGAATGCATAAATATCCGTGTGTTTTTATGACAATGAATAACATTACTTCAGATACAGAATCAACAAATTATGCATTTACTATGTTCTA